GTCAAAAAATAAATATGCTGCTACACAGTCTTCATATAGTAGCCGATGTATAGACCAATAATAATACCCAAGAGAATAAACATAACAAACATAAAGGTTGATGACAATAGATAATATAGAATTTAAACCCCAACCATGGTTAAATGCAGTCCGCAATGTCCCAGGAACCGACTATGGCCAAATTCCTCAAACTGAAATTAGAGGTGGTATATCGGGGATTGTCAATCGAGGAAGCGCGGCAACGTTTTGACGAATTAAAGAAAGAACCAACTCCTGTAGTAAAACAAACAAGGAAGCTTAAGAAATGAGAACAGCTGCTGCTTACATTTCTAAACTCAAATCAGAAGCACTTGGTCGGACTTACAAAGTCCAAGATACAAATCATCGTCTATTTACTACAACATTGTATCGTGGAGCAGCTGGGTGTGGTCCTGTAGATTATACTCAGATAGACTATGTTCCAGTATGTGAGTGCAAATACTTAGGTCCGGCTAGTAGAAATATTATACCATTCAGACCAAGTGTGTATGATGGAGGAACAATTATAAATTCTGGCCTTGTCATCCTTGATGGAGGAAGTCCTATTAATGGTGGTGAACAAATCATCGATGGAGGAAAGCCTTAACTATAGTATAATGGACGTACTGCCCTGCTTATTGGCCGGAATACTGAGCGGATTTTTTATTGTGTCGATATTTAGACCTCCGAAACGTCAGGTACCTTCTATCCCTACGCCAGGAAGCACTGATACATTTTACACTAAAACTGGATGTGTTAGAATAGCATCTGAAGAAGTTTCTTGTACGCCTGCAGCTGTTTCTCTCAATGTATTAGTAGGGAAATGATAGATAAACTTTTGAAGAGAAAGGAGACTGCAGGATTTTTTGCTTTCATTATAGGGTTCGGATTAGTAGTGATGTTGCTTCGTCGTCCAACAAATAGTGAACGAGTCCTTGCTATTTCTCCAAGTGTGTTCGAGGGCAAAGAAGTTAAGGCAGATGGAAAATGTTATAAATATCGCGTGGAGGATGCAACGTGTGAATTCACTCCCAGTAAATAAAGATGGAAGGAGCGACTGATTTAAGTGAGTTACTTGGTGGCCAACCTGTTCAGTCACCTGCGTTTCAGCCGATGGTTACTGGCGGAGGTGACCCGTTTAGTACTCCACTAAACACATCTGCTCAAAAACAATCTCCGCCTGATTATTCACGCCAGTTTTCTCTTCTTCGCGGTTCAGTGCGCGGTCTTTTTGGTTATCTATCATTCTTTTTGTCTGCATTTGTAATATCTCTAGCATGGACACGTGAGCAGGTTTCCAGAGTTATCCCCCACCTATATCTATCAACAGATGGTGGTCTCTTATCTTACTCTGGTGCGGGAGTTATGGCGGGACTTGCTTGTGTTCTTACGTTTATCATTAACACAGTGTTTCATACATTAATATAATGGACCCAACTATTAGACGTTCAATTCGTTATAATTCTAGAGGATACCTTAATGACCCACCAGCTCTGATTCATCCAAATATTTTGGTTGGAGCTGGTGAGATGCTGACTCCTGCATTTGTTAAAAAATGGGAGATTACGCATGTAATCAATTGTGCTCAAGAAGCAGATTCTCCAACTTGGTTTAAGCAAACAAATGTAGACAAATATTATTGTATCAATGCGGTAGATTCATTGCATGTTAATATTTTAGCTTGGTATCCAGATTTTAAGACTGTTTTAAAAACATTCATACGAGAGCCAGAATCACGAAAAATATTTATTCATTGTCAGTGTGGAATTAATCGTAGTGCATTTTTAGCATTGATGTATGTTTGTGATGTATTCAGATTTCCATTTGAACCTACTGAATTTGCTTTAATGAGACAACGGCCATGTGCTTTAACAAATGGGTCATTTAGGCAACAGGTTTTCGATGCACTAAGTAAAGCAGATGGACCAAAATCCGGTTTGGAATAATTTATCGAATGCATCTGAATCTGTGATGGGTCCTAGTTATAGTTATGCTGATAACATCAAAGGTCCAGCTTCTAAGGGTGTTGGTTCAAATGGAACGATGGGTCAGCTTGCTACAAATACAGGAGCAATCTTTGATTATGTGAAGTACATGATATCTGGACCTGCATTAGGTAATCAGTATTTTGTGAATAGTGGTGGTGTATGCATCGCACCTGACAAGTCTACGCAAGCAAGATATAATTATATAAATAATGTTTCTAGTGGAGAAGCTGTATTGCCAGAAGCAATGAAAAAGGACCTTGGAGGGATTGCTTCAAATTTTGATGGATTAATTCCAGGAATGTTAGAAGATGTAGAAGGGTTGAGTCCTCTACACTTATTCAGTTCTCTTGCAGCAGATTCAACTCCTACTTGCGAATGTTACACTTGTCCAACAAGTGGAGGAGAGCAATCTAGATTCTTACACAAGGAGTTAACTCCTGACTTTTCTTCATCTAAGTGTGTGATGGTTGACGTATCAAAGTGTATCCAGACTAGAGAAGGGTTTGATGATGGGGCTGGGTTTGCTATTGGCGCTGGAGTAGTTGGAGTACTAGCAATTGGATTAGTTGTTTTTGCAATTGGAAAAGGACACATCTAGTATTTTAATAGCGCTGAATTAGAATATCAAATGGCAGATAGTATGTTCAGATTGAAGAAAGGAAGAGATGCGAAGCAAGAAACAATTGGAGGGACTTTGGATTCAGTACACCAAACTGTAATAAATTCTCTAAGGGATTCTCATGCAAACCAAGATTATCTACTTGAACAAATAGACGAACTTGAAGTTGAAATAAATGAACTCGAATCTGGTAAAGATGTATTTAAGCTTGCTCAGAGTCACGATAAGCTTCGCAGATTGCAATCAGAAATTAAGGAAAAAAGTCAGTTGAACTCTTACTTCTTGAAGAATGCTGATTTAATGTTGCAATATTACGGTCAAGCTGATTCTAATTCTTCTGCATCGACAAAACATGTTGATAATAATACTTTTATGAAATATTTAGCTCCTGCTGCAATTATTGAGACAGGACCTTCAAGGAAGCAAATGTTTGATGAGTATGTTTCCAGAATGAAGTTAGGGAATGGAGAGAGTAGTGAACAGAATACAGATACTGAACATTGCTATACGTGTAATGTAGCGAGAGAAGAGGTTGCAGCTGAAGGTATTCTTGTATGTCCAATTTGTGGGTCTGAAGAGTACATGATGGTAGTTTCGGATTTCCCTAGTTTTCGCGACCCACCAAAAGAACGTAATAACTATGCATATAAAAAGATTAATCATCTGAATGAGATTTTGAATCAATTTCAAGCAAAGGAAAGTACTATCATTCCAGACGAGGTAATGAATGAAGTTGTATGCGAAATCAAGAAACGACGCATACAAAATATTGCAGAACTATGTGAAAAAGATATACGTGAAATACTGAAGAAATTGAATCGTAGTAAATACTACGAACATGCCGCCCACATCGTTTCAAGACTTAACGGAAACCCACCACCCACTATTACGCCTGAAATTGAAGAAAAAATCAGAGCAATGTTCCAAGACATACAGGCCCCTTTTCTCCTGTATTGCCCGAACGACAGGACTAATTTTTTATCCTATTCATATATTCTGTACAAGTTTTTTGAGCTGCTTGAGTTGGATGAGTACAAAGTCTACTTCCCCTTACTCAAGTCCAGAGACAGACTAATTAGTCATGACCAAATCTGGAAAAAGATTTGTGATTACTTGAAGTGGGAGTATATTGTGAGCGTTTAAAAATGCTTCCTTGTTTATTTCCGGCCACTTTCGGCCTGGCAAATAACGAATACCATGCAAAGAATTATACCTAATGCTGAAAGGATGCCGACGGCCCAGTCTGGGACATCTGTTCCATTTGCAGAAATAGTAGAGTTCAGGAGGAAGCTGGTGTTTGCAGAAAGACCCCGCAGAAAGTGGGAGTCCATGGTGCTTGGGGTTAAAAACTGAATTTTTATAATGTGAAATTCCGTTTTACTCTTCTGGCGGATGTGTTGTGATGTAGAAGGTTGAGCCATATGTGGCATTATACTCGAGGATATCAAGCAAAGCTTCTGCTTCTTCGTAAGTTTTAAATGCACCAATCGTGACTGGATTTGCATTCTCAACTTTCCCGATTACAAAATATGTAAAACCCGTCATTTTTGAATAAAAATATTTGAACTGTAAGAGTTCGTTTTTAATAGTACAGCTTTGGACCGTACAAAGGGTCGTATACGACCATATCTGGGCCCCAATATGGTTTTTGGAGACACCCAAGTGCTTTCCAACTTTCTTTTTTCTCCATCTTCAAGAAGTCTTCGACAGTTTCACCTGCTTTTTCAGCAAGAAGTCGTAGTGCTTGTTCATGTGTCAATCGCTTCATCTGTTCACCATTCCAATAGTAGTCAAGTCCCATCTTAATGGCAACCATACGAGTACGAGGGGAAGACCAAACATGATGATTGTAATCTGGGCGGGGCATTGTAATTAAAAATGATTGTCTATATTTTGCGATATCCATTTTTGTTGGTAAATTCCACCCGAGTAAGTGGCTGGCTTGTTGGTAAAGGTACAATAGTTGTATTTTTCAATTGGATTGTTGCATTCATCAATGATACAGCTGCTGCTGCAAGTGTAACCATGCCTCGGAGCATTTTTATACATAAAAGTAAAAAATCAGATAGAAATCCGTTTTTTGCAAAGACAAGTTTTAATCTTTTTCAGGTCGTGGGTGGCCTTGGGAACATTTGTCCCATATACTTGCATAAGGGCCGAGGCCACAGACAGGGCAATACCAGTACCACATTTTTAGGTTATATAACTGCAGTGTTGAAAAATCCGTTTTGTAAGTATAAATGGATGGAGATATATCTGGAACACAAGTAGCACCACTTTCTGCTGTGCCAATGACAGCCTTCCCTCATCCTACTCTAAAAGCTCCTCCACCCCTTGAGCGTCAACGAGCTACTGCTGCTAGAGTTCCCAGCACTGCATTTAAGGCTGCTTTACAGCAATCTATAAATAATTTTTCAATATCTGGCAGATTTTTTAAAGAGCAAGTTCTTCCAATAACAATTAATGAACAGGAGCAGACACTGGCCTACGAGCACATAACAAGCATAAAAGAGATGTTAGACGGTGAGTTTGTCATGACAGCTCCTGCGCCTATATTTGGTGGAAAAAGAAAGACACGTCGTAGAAAAATTGCCCGTAGGCGTCGTTAGATAGTTCCAAAGATGAAAGACTTTTCGCGCTTGCTTAGATGGATACCCTTAATGCGGTAGTTCTTTGCGTATGGACTGTCAATTTTATGCTTGATGACAGCAACCTTCTTTTTCAGCCGCTTTTTGGCGTCTGAACGAGTGTGGTTTTTGTGACATGTGATGCATAAAACTTCCAGATTCCAGCGAGTTGTCCTCCCACCTTTGTGCCATGGGATTATATGATTTGTTTCACACTCTTTCCAGTCCAGTTCATGCTGTTTCAAGCAGCCTGAATTTGCACAGCGTCCGTCTTGTTCCCGAAGAATTATCCTTCGATACCATGCCGGTACACTGCGAGTGTTTTCATTTACCATACAGAAGTTGTGTATACAAACTCTGTATGGTCTTTTTGGGTTATAACTTATTACTGAACAAATCCATTTTTAGAGTCCATATATATCAGTAGGCAACTTGCAATCAAGACCATTCTCAGCGGGAACAGAACCAGCTGCACAAGTTGTCTTGTGGCTATCAGGCATATAATCAAATCCTTCTCTCACAACATATCTTACAACGATGTGATGTAAGGTAGCAAATCCCAATGACATTAGAATCCAAACCAGAAACGTGTGCTTCATAGATGACCTAGGAAGTAATGCATATACAATGGGTACGCTTGAGAACATAAGTGTAGTCAGTAGAAATAACTTCCACATTTATTGAATGCTGTAGATTATTTACGCATGTTCTTCATTACCTTATGCATAACAATGTGTAGGGCAGCAAACACGAGAGCCTTCACTACAGGCGCGGGAATAGGGCCTAGCGAAGGCACAGACAGAACGAAGGCGACCAGGTAGAACGTTGCAGCAGTCAGCAAAAAATACATGTACATTTTTATTTTTAACGTGACAAATTATTACTTTTGAGATTTAAATCCAGTATCAGCAGATGCTGTTCTTTGTCCAGTCGGCACACAAGTCTCTTGCTGTTCATTAACGGGGTCGGGAACCTTTACATAACCATTCGGGCACGTCTCTCCAAACGTACTTTGCATCCCCTCTCGAAGCCAAAACTTACGGTAGATATACATGACAATGTGCGAACAGAGTGCAAATACAAGTGCTTCTTTTAATAGAGTAGGGCTTAGGCGTCTATCACGAGTTCCATAAACACGAAACCCAACATACACAAGGGTTACTAGCAGGGCAGGAACAAGATTCAGCATTTATTACTTCATAAAGGTTTTCTTTATCCAGTTGCGGTCTGCCTTAATTGTTTTGGACTTTGTAGGTGCTGAATTTTTAGTGTAAACTGCAAGTGCATTCAGTTTTCGAAATGCAGATAAAGGCCCAACTCTACGAACTGTTCTACGCAAAGAACGATGACGTGATGTTTTGCTATCCTTGGCATGATAGCCATTCAGTTCACCTTTCTTAAGCTCTCCAATTCCATGCGTCTTCCAATATCGTCGTGTATGTTTACCTCCACCCTGGCTACAAGACATTTATCTTCTACTTAAGCGTTTTCTTTTACCTCCTGCAAATCCATCATGAAACAACTCATGTATACTGAAATATATGTATGAAAGAAGCCTATATAATTTATTCCATAACTCTTTGAACATTTATCTAAGAGCCTTGAGATTGTTTACCAGGGCAAGATGAACAACCTGGCTTAGGTGTAGGTTTCTGGAATACAAACCATACAGCTGCACACACAACTAATATAGCAAGTAGCCACCACATTTATTGAATAATCAAGAGTTTTCATATCTGAAACATACCATATTAATGGGTATTCCTTTTTACTTCGCAAGTCTGATACGTAACCATGCAGGGATTACTAAAGTTGTTCGTGATAAAATTTTAGTAGATTTTTTGGGCATAGATTTTAATTGCTTGATTCATCGTTATCTTGACCCTACCAATCCTATTGGAAGCGTATTAGATGCACTAGAACATATTCTGAAACATACTTGTCAAGCAAAGAAAGTATTTATTGCACTAGACGGTTTGGTTCCTTATGCAAAAATTGTACAGCAAAGGTATCGTCGTTTCAGAATTAAAGAGCCAGAAATATTTGACCGAAACCAGATTTCACCAGACACTCCTTATATGCGTGAGCTTGAACAGGGATTGCGTACTAGATTCCCGGATGCACACATATCTCCAACTCAAGAACCGGGAGAAGGTGAACACAAAATCTTTCAGGAAATTAAGAAGCTATCTGTAGATTCGGTATGCATCTATGGGCTTGATGCAGACTTAATTTTACTATCTCTCTTTAATCATGGTCTAGCAAGGGAAATGACATTGCTCAGAGAATCTGGAGAGTTTAATGACCCTTCTCTGAAGCAAGCAGAGTTTTCTTTGCTTGATATTCAGAAGTTGATTGTGTTGCTTCCTATTGAAGTTGAACAGTACCTTATACTAAGCGTTCTATGCTTTGGGAATGACTTTATGCCTAATTTGGCTATCTTTTCTTTGCGTGAGGATGGGTATGGTCGTGCATTAGAGTACTATACCAAATCTGGAAAACCTGACTTGACAACTGAAGAAGGTCGTGCAATATTTTTGGATTATGCAGCAGATAAGGAAATAGGTATCTTGAAAGAACGAGTTAAGTTGCGTAAACAACCATTTGAAAGGTCGATAGTAGGAAGGCAAGCAAATGATATTACTCGAAAATATGGGCTTCATATTTTGGATGGAGTTTCTGATATGGAACCAGTTGTTGATGCATTCTGGAAGACATTTCATTGGACACTGTACTATTTCAAAACAAATGAAGTACTAGACTGGAATTGGGTCTATCCCTATCCAGAAGCTCCTCTACTTCAAAATATTGTAGAGTTGTATGAAACAAGTATTCAATCTGCTGGTTTGGATTATAAGATTGTTAATCAACTCCAATTTATTTTACCATCCAAGTCTTTGCGCCTAGCTAAGCGCAGAGTTTTGTATGCAGATGAATTTTACTCAGAATCAAGAGAAACATGGATGAAAAGACATGAATGGGAAATGAAGCCTAGAATTAGTATCCCTTGGAATCCTAGCGTCTCATTAACCTCAGTTTCCCCCCTTTGAATCCAACTTCTGATGATATAATTTGTCCAGTTTGTGCAATTCTAGTATTGTGTCTTTCAATAGGAGTCATTACATCTTCCTCTTGAAGTGTTGGTATTGGTCCATCACGTGGTGTCCAGTATTCGTCATTTATTTTTATCATTTCTCGAACAAGGCCTCGGAAAATAATACCTTCTCCTGTTCCTTCGCGTCCCCAATTTCGGTTAAGGTACAAAAAATAAGATTGTCTAAATTGAGCAAGTGATGTATAGTTTGTAGCATTTCTTAATACAGATAAACAATCTGCAACAGTAGTTGGACGGGGTTTATCTAATCTTTTATTCACAGTGTTATGTGCTCTAAAAACAAAAAGGGCAAAACTCTGCCTCGATGCAAGATAGTTGGGATACATTGACTGATACATGGTTAGCATTGTTTTGAAATGATTTTTGCATGATGGACATGATATTGTCTCTGCAAACAATTCCAGAAACCTTTTAGCAATATATTGCTCTCCTGTATTTGGGGCTTCTGGATAATTTAGACTTACTGAATGTAAGGTTATCCAGCCCATTGGGCCCCATAATTTGGTCATTATGAATTTATACGGAAACAAATCCAGCGGAAACAGCGTTGTCTAATATCTGTCTAGATATTGCAGGAGGTGTCTTAGGATTTAATACTAAACCCTTGCTTCTTACAACCTCTTGCACCTTAGAATCGGTCATATTTGAGATACGACGTTTTAATGTTTTACGATGCTTCCTTTGTCCCTTTTCAGTTAGCATGCGCAAGGTATGTTTCTGCATACCTTTCTTTAGAGGAGGAGCCTTAGATGGATTTGTTACACCCTTAAGTTTCATTTTTGAGGTTTTCTTGAGAATCCCCTTAGGAAAGGTCTTAATCGTCTTACCGCCTTCTTTTTTTACCTGGGGTGGTTCGTCACTTCCTAATTTTTCAATCTTGATGGTCTTTGTTGCCATTCCTTTGTTAAAAACGAATAGAGAATGATTTACGCGGAACTCATCTTAAAAACATACTATGGAGTGGGAAGCGATTCGTTCGTTCTTTGACAAGCAAGGCCCGCAGAAACTAGTAGAGCACCAGATTGAATCATACGAAGATTTCATTCGCAACAAGCTTCCTCTAATTGTGTCATCAACTGCACCAATTGTAGTATGGCATGAGCAAGATGAGGTAACCAAGAAGTACAAATACGAGTTTCGGCTATCATTTGAGAATATTACATATATCAAGCCTCGTATTCACGAAGCAACTGGTCGTATCAAACCTATGTTTCCCCAAGAAGCTCGTTTGCGCAACTTTACATATGCAGCTCAAATGTTTGCAGATGTCAGGTTTGTGACTCGCATGTATACTGGAGAGAAATTGGATACATTCACAGAACAGTGTCGGATTTTCGAGGGAATTTCTCTCGGTAAGATTCCAGTAATGCTTGGCTCATCGCTGTGCATTATGAAGGATTATCCTATGTCCTATGATGAACTTGGTGAATGTTCAAATGACCCATTTGGCTACTTCATCATTCATGGTTCAGAGCGTACCATTCTATGCCAGGAAAAAGTAGCAGATAACCGAATCATGGTATTTGCATCTAAAAAGACAGCTGTTAAGTATACTCATTGTGTAGAGCTCAAGTCTTTGCATGAATCATTTACTATGCCTCCTAAAAAGCTTGAGATTCGTCTGAACACCAAATTTAATGGGTTTGGGCAACCACTAACAGCATGCTTTCCTCGTTTTCGCGAAGACATTCCAGTAATGGTTTTGTTTCGTGCACTTGGACTAGAAACTGACCAAGAAATTGTAAATCTAATTTGGGGAACTAATGTAGAACAGTATGAAACACTGACTGCTTCATTCCGTGAGTGCTCTGACATTAAGATTTATAGCCGCGATGATGCAGTTGAGTACCTATCTCACCATCTTCAGTACGGAACAAATATGGAAGACAAGAAGGAGTATGTTCGCATGCTTCTAGAGACTGAACTTCTACCACATGTAAAATTTGGTGGTGATACAGCATCTAAAAAGACTTTTGAATCTCGTAAGTGCATTCTAATTTCTCTGATGATTAAGCGTTTGATTCTTACTGCTCAAGGTAAGATTCCACTAGATGACCGCGATGCTTATCCCAATAAGCGCGTAGTAACTACTGGTGCCTTGCTAACTCATCTATTCCGCCAACTGTTTCAGAAGGTATGCAAAGATGTTCGTGGCAAGTTTGTGCATGAAGTGAATAATGATAACTGGAAGAAGGGTGAACCACGCCCACTCGAAGTTTTGAACATCAATAATCTGTACAAGATTCTGAAAGTTTCAACTATTGAAGGAAAGCTGAAACAGGCACTAGCAACGGGTAACTTCACTGTACAAGGTGTAGGGCCCGCCAATGCAGGGTCAACTGCTACTAAGGTTGGTGTTTCACAAGTACTGAACCGCCTATCTTATCTGGCGACAGTATCACATTTGCGTCGAATCCAAACTCCTGTAGAGAAATCTGGTAAGCTTCTTGCTCCTCGTAAGCTGCATGGAACTTCATTCGGATTTGTATGCCCTGTAGAGACTCCAGAAGGTCATTCAGTTGGTATTGTCAAGGCAATGTCAATGATGACATCTATCAGTCAGCATACTCCTTCTATGCTTGTAATGCGCTTGATTGATACTGCAGATGTAGATTGGGTAACTGACTTGACAAACAATTCGGGTACTCCAGTATCTGTGAATGGTGTGATTGTTGCTTATACGAGCAAACCTGCAATGGTATTTAATATCCTAAAGGAAGCTAAGCGTACATTTGTTCTACACCCCCATTCGGGTGTTACGTGGAGTGTAACAAAGCAAGATATCAGCATTGAAACAGATGGTGGACGTATTGTTCGGCCTCTATTCAAGGTAAAGGATGGAGTAATTCTTTCAAAGCCTGCATCATCTGATTGGAATGATTGGGTTCGTTCTAATGTAGAATACATTGATTCTGCAGAGTCAGATACAATCCGTGTAGCAATGGTTCCTGCAGAGATAACACCCCAACATACTCATTGCGAAATTCATCCTTCATTGATGCTAGGTCATATGGCCAGTACAATTCCTATGAGCGACCATAACCAATCGCCTCGTAATACTTACCAATCAGCTATGGGTAAGCAAGCAATGGGGTTGTATGCAAAGAACTATTCAAAGCGTCTTGACAAGAATGGTTATGTGCTTTGCTCTCCTATGCGTCCATTTGTAGAGACTCGTATGATGAACGTAATGAAGATTCAAGAAATGCCATTTGGATACAATGCAATTGTTGCAATCGGTATCTATTCTGGTTACAATCAAGAAGATTCAGTTATCCTGAATAAGGGTGCACTTGACCGTGGATTGTTTAGGTCAATGTATTACACAATCTACAAGGATGAAGAGCATCGTAATGTTGCTTCCGGCAAAGAGGAGAAGTTTGCTAAGCCTCGTCGTGAAAATACTCGTGGATTCAAGAATTCGTCATATCATGCTGTGCAAGAGAATGGTATGCCTGCAGTAAATTCTATTGTTCAGGAGAATGATGTTGTAATCGGCAAAGTAACAAACTTGAAGCATGATTCACATGGCTATGCATTTCGCGATTCGTCAACAACTCATAAAGGTTCTGAACCTTGCCGTATTGATGGAGTATGGCAAGACAAGAACTCGGATGGTTATCCATTCATTAAGGTTCGTGCAGTTTCCGAGCGCGTGCCAGAGATTGGTGATAAGGTAAGCTCTCGTCACGGACAGAAGGGTACATGTGGTATCATTCTAAACGAAGAAGATATGCCTTATACTTCATCTGGGTTGCGTCCTGACATTATTATGAACCCCCATGCAGTTCCTTCACGCATGACAATTGCTCAGCTAATGGAGACGATGTTTGGTAAGGTTTGTACTGAGAAAGGTACATTGGGTGATGGGACACCTTATTCTCATTTGAAGATTGAGGATTTGCGTAAACATATGCTTGAACTTGGCATGCATCCGTATGGCAATGAGATTATGTACAATGGTCAGACTGGTGAGATGATGGAAGCTGAAATCTTTATGGGT